GTTCCGTGTAAACACCCGCGAAATTAGTTGGTTTTCTGGTGCTACTCTAGAAGCCTAGAAAGGCGCAAGAATGAAAATCGAAACCCTACAAATCAAAGACCTAACGCCCGACCCGGCTAACGCTAGGCAACACGACGAAAAGAACCTAAAAGCTATTCAAGGTTCGCTGAATCAGTTCGGGCAACGCAAGCCAATCGTCATAACCGAAGCGGGCGTAATCGTCGCCGGGAACGGAACCGTTGAAGCGGCGAAGCGTTTGGGCTGGTTGAAGATTGACGCCGTTCGAGTCCCGGGCGATTGGACACCGGAGCAGACCAAAGCGTTCGCACTAGCCGACAATCGAACTGCCGAACTAGCGGCGTGGGACGTAAAAGTTCTAGACGCACAGATTCAAGAATTACGGCTTTTGGACTTTGACGTTTCCGCTATTGGGTTTGAGGTGGAACCGGATAGTGAGGAAATTGACTGGTCAGGATTGGGAACCGCAATCGGCGAAAAATCTCCCTTCGAACAAATGACCTTTATTCTTTCCGAAGACCAAGCCATTAGCGTAAAAGAAGCACTAGCAAAAGCAAAGGTTATGGGTAATTTTGATACTAACGAAAATCAAAATAGCAACGGAAACGCACTAGCTAGAATTGCTGAATTTTTTAGGGAAACCCCGTGAGCGCAAAAGAAATAATCCTAAAACCTATCTCGGCAAAAGAGGCTAACGAGATTGTAAAGAAATATCATTACAGCGGTAAGGTCGTAACCAATTCCCAAATACACATAGGCGTTTTTTATCGTGGCAAACTTGAAGGCGCATTACAGTTCGGCCCTTCGATAGACAAACGTCGAGTTTCAATGTTGGTAAAGGATACGGGTTGGACTGAATTCGTTGAGCTGAATCGAATGGCATTCAGCGACAATCTTCCCCTATATAGCGAATCTAGAGCTTTAGCTATTTCTATGAAGCTGATTAAGAAACACGCACCTCAAGTCAAATGGGTTATTAGCTTTGCCGACGCTACTCAATGCGGGGACGGGACTATCTACCGGGCCGCTAATTTCGTACTAACCCAGATAAAGAAAAATCAACAAATGCTTCTCTGGAACGGACGTGTAGTGGCTAAAAAAACTTTGGATAATGAAAACTATCCAAAGGTAAACGGGCGTTATTTCTCTAGACACCTTTTGGATTCGGGTGAGGCTATTCCGTTACAGGGTTTCCAGCTTCGGTATGTCTATTTCATAGACCCTGAATCCCGAACTAAACTAACGGTTGATGAAATACCCTATACAGAAATAGCCAAACAAGGGGCTACAATGTATAAAGGCATAAGCGGTAGAAGCATAAGTAGTAATGCGTCTGACTTCCGGTCAGAAGAAGGCGGTGCGAATCCGACCCTACTGCTCCAATCTTCCGACCTGCTAGATTCCAAGCCCCTTTAGGGGATTGGGAGAAATCTAAAAAAATTTTTAAGTTTGCGGAGAAAGCATAATGCCAGCGGGACGACCTACTAAACCAGCCGAGATAAAGCGATTGACTGGCAATCCCGGCAAGCGCGCCCTGCCCGAGCAATCGGCAATAATGCTAATCTCGCAAGCAAGCGAAACTCCAGAACCCGCACGTCCACTTCTCAAATACGGGCAGGAACTTTGGGACAGGGTTTGGCAGTCCGGCATAAATTGGATAAGCCCGAACACCGACCTAGAAATTCTTCTTATGACTTGCGAGCTAATCGACGAACGCTGGAATCTTCGAGTGCGTGTAATGACAGACAACAATCCGAAAGACCGCCGTGGACTTCGAGAGCTGGACAAGCAAATAGTTTCGAATCTAGGGCTTCTTGGATTTACCCCGTCCGACCGTTCCCGCTTAGGCGTGGCAGAAGTAAAGAAAATGAGCAAGCTCGAAGAGCTAATGGCGAAGAAGGCTAACCGTGAATAGTTGGCCCCCGCTATGGCTAACTCCAGTTTCGCAGAAAGCTATCGAACAAGGCGACGGAGAAATAGTAATCGAGTTCTCGGAAACCTTTGGGACTATCGGTAAGGACGGAATCGCTGGAAAGGTCGGCGACGCTCTAAAGCTACGCGACTGGCAGAAAGAACTTATCCGGCACGTTTACGCGCGGGACGAACACGGGGGACTTATTGCGAGAACTTGCCTAATCGGGGAACCGAGGAAAAATGGCAAGAGCGCGCTCGCTTCAGTTAGCTTTGGACTCTATTCTCTTCTTGCTGAAGGAATAGACGGCGGGGAAGTTTATTCAATCGCTGCCGAAAAAGAACAGGCTCGAATCGTGTTCGGTGAAGCTAAGAGAATCGTCGAATCGACGGAGCTATCGGAACTGGTCAAGGTCTACCGGGACGCACTATTCGTTCCGGCAACTAACTCCGTCTATCGTGTTCTTTCCGCTGAGAGTTTTTCCAAAGAGGGATACAATCCGCATAGGGTAATCGCCGACGAATTACACGCGCACAAAGACCGTTCACTCTTTGACGTTATGAGTTTGGCTATGGGAAACCGTGGAAGTATCGCACAGCTAATCGCAATCACAACCGCCGGAGTAAAAAAGGATATGACTGGTGGCGACTCAATCGCTTACAACTTGTTTCAGTATGGGCAGAAGGTTTCGCGCGGAGAAGTAAAAGACCCGTCTTTCTTTATGGCTTGGTGGGCAGCACCGGACGAAGCCGACCACCGCGACCCGAAAGTTTGGGAGCAAGCTAACCCGGGCTTTGATGACTTGGTAGATAAGGCAGACTTCGAGAGCGCAGTCAAGCGAACACCGGAAGCGGAGTTTAGAACCAAGCGACTAAACCAATGGGTATCTTCGCAGACCGCTTGGCTCCCGGCTGGAACTTGGAACGAACTAAAGAGCGAACGAGAACCCAGCCCCGACGACGAAATCATTCTAGGATTTGACGGCTCGTTCTCCGGGGACTGTACCGTTCTAGTTGCTTGCGTAATTCCAAAGACCGAAGAAGAAAAACCTTTCCTTTGGCTAGTCAAGGAATGGGAAAAAGACCTAACAATCCACGACGACTTATGGCGAGTAGATATTCAAGAAGTCGAAGAAACAATTATGAACTTTATTCAGAAATACCCGAAAACCCGAGAAGTAGCTTGCGACCCTTTCCGCTGGCAACGCTCTATGGAAGTCCTAGCAGACCGGGGAGTTCCGATTGTCGAGTGGCCTTCGACTTCACCGAAGCGAATGGTTCAAGCTTGCGCGAAGTTCTACGACGCAGTCACGGGCGGAACCGTAGAACACGACGGAAGCCCAGTTCTTTCAAGGCACTTAGATAACGCCGTCACGAAGATAGATAACTTGGGAATCCGTATCGTAAAAGAAAACCGTCATTCTCCCCGCAAGATTGACGCAGCGGTAGCCGCAGTAATCGCCTTCGATAGAGCAGTTAGCAGTAGAATAGAAGAAATGGTTCCCGACTTCTTTTTCTAAGGGTGAATAATGGCAACAGTAATTCAAATAATCGGAGCCGCGCTAATCGTTGCGGGAATTGCTCTAATCTCGATTCCCGTTTCTCTTATTGTCGCTGGAACAGCGGCGGTCTTATTTGGAATTGCTATGGAGCGTAACTAATGTTGAATAACCTTTTTGAGAAAAGGGCAATAAGCTTTCAAACCCTATGGGGAGCCGGCGAAGACCTTACCGACCTGAATCAGTCTGGAACGGTTATCAACTCAGAAACCGCGTTCAAGATTACGGCGATTTGGTCGGCGGTATCTCTTATCTCGGACACAATCTCTACGCTTCCCCTAGACGCTTACATTCGACGCGACGGCGCACGTGGCCCGTTCCGTCCGAAGCCAGCTTGGGTTTCTAAGCCAGACTTAGACCAACAGCCTTCCGCATTCTGGCAGTCGGTAATCGTTTCCCTACTAATCGACGGCAACGCTTTTATTCGCGTCTTCCGCTCGGGCGGTCAAGTCGTAAACCTAGTTCCACTAAACCCGCACAAGGTACAAATTAGACGCAACGGTATCGGACGCGTAATGTTCGAAGTTCAAGGAGAGAAAAATCTTCTCAGCTCCGAAGACGTTATCTTTATTTCTGACCTAGTTCGCCCGGGTGAGATTCGGGGAATGGCTAGAGTCGAAGCTCTCAAAGATAACTTCGGTTTGTCTATGGCGTTGGAATCTTACGCAGCTCGCTTCTTTAGCAACAGCGCAACCCCGCAGGGAATCATTACCTTTCCGGGAAACCTAAACAGCGAACAGGCAGAGAATCTTCGCCGTGGATTTGATTCAGCGCACCGTGGACTAAAGCGTTCACACAAGACCGGAGTTCTATCTGGTGGCGCAGAATGGAAACCAACCGCAGTAGACCCTGAAAACTCTCAGCTAGAAACTTCGCGTCGCCTATCAGTCGAAGATGTAGCCCGCGCATTTAACGTTCCAAACCATATGCTAGGCGTTCAAGGTTCGACCGCTTACGCTTCGGTTGAACAAGACTCTATCTTCTTCGTTCAGCACACACTTCGCCCAATCGTAACCAAGCTAGAGGTAGCATTCAGCCCGCTTCTAAGCGAAGTGCCGGGCGGAGAGAACGCATTCCTAAAGTTCAACCTAGACGGACTTCTTCGCGGAGATTCTCAGGCCCGAGCAACGTCTTACTCAATCGGACTTCAGGCGGGTTATTACACCGTGAACGATATCCGCAGGTTCGAAGACCTAACTCCAATGGCAGATTCAGTAGCCGACCAAGTTCGAGTTCCACTAGCTAACGTTTCTATCGACGATTCTAGAATCACCACCGAAGACAAGAAGGTAGCTATGGCGCAGAAGCTAGTTCTTGCCGGATACGAACCGAAGGCAGTTCTGGAAGCTCTAGGACTTCCAGCTATCCCGCACACCGGAGTTCCAAGCACACAACTTCAGCCAGTCGCGCAGCTCGACCCGGCTAATCCTGAAGGCGTTTACGAGGTTCAGTAATGGCTATAAGTTCGGGAGTTATCACCGTTGGAACAGTTCCGTCAATTATCGACGGAACTTCAAACTCTAACTTTCGCCTAATTGTCCACAACAACGACAACACCGACGCAGTTTTTATTGGCGGCCCAGATGTTACAACCGCTACTGGCTTCGTTGTAAAAAAAGAAGAAAGTATCCAGTTGGAAATGAATCCGCTAGAAAGCGTTTATGCCGTATCTGGAAAAGCCGGACACACAATTAGTTATCTGAAGCAGGTATAAGTTGCCCTATTACATAACCGACAATTCCGCAGACTGCCCTAGCTGGGCCGTTGTAAAAGAAGACGGGGAACTTCTTGCTTGCCACGACACTAAAGAATCCGCGATTGAACAAGCTATCGCAGTATCCATAGCGGAAGAAACCGAATTTGTTGGAGAGCGCGCAGCCGTCGGAGAACTAAAGATTGGCGATTGGGTAACTTGGAATATTAGAAACCCAAACGTTCTTGCTCAGGTCGTACTGATAGAAGGCGAACTAGCCGGGCTAGAAGTCTACGAATTAGAAGACGAAACCTATCACTCGACCCAACGACTAATGATTATGAACGTCTTCAAGCTTCAGCGAATCCCAATGCCGGATAGAATTTCGGCGGAAGTAGAAGACGCAGAAGAACAAGAAGAAGACGAAGGCGAAGAAAATCTGCCAGACAACTATCGCCCGGCACTAGCTCCAGATGTTCCAGAAGGTAGAGCCTGCGGAAATTGCTTCTTCTTCAACGAAGCCCGACTAAACGACGACGGGGATAAAGCGTGGTGCGAGCGTTGGGACGCATTCGTAGACGGCGGAAACTACTGTAACGCTTGGCAACCAGCGGAAGAGAATTCCGAAGCCCGAGCCGTAGACCTAACCCCGCCAGCATATATGAGAGCAGCCGCTAGGCGTGGACTTGAATACTACGCACAAGGTCTAGCCGGGGACGGACTTGTAGATAGAACCGTAAGAGAAGCTCGCGCTATGGCAGAAGGAAACGTCACCGCCGACAAGTGGGTTCGTATCGCTGCGTGGATTGCTAGACACTTAGGCGACCTAGATTCTCCAGACGCAAATCCAACTTCAGAAAATTATCCAAGCGCGGGAGTTGTCGCGCACCTTCTTTGGGGAAGTGGCCCTAGCAAATCTTCAGCTAATCGCGCTATGAAATATGCGCAGGGAGTCGTTGCTAGACTAGAGGAAGAAAATCGCGCAAGCATAAGTCAGGAAAGCGAACAAATGGCAAAGATTGAAAAGCGAACTAACGAAGTCCAGTTCGAACTGAGAGCCGTTGAAGGTGGCGACGGTATGACCTTCACCGGATACGCCGCAGTCTTCAACTCCCCGAGCGAACCACTTCCGTTTATCGAGCGTATCGCGCCCGGAGCATTCAAGCGTTCACTAAAGGCCCGCAACGATATCAAGCTTCTATGGAACCACGACACCGGAGCAGTTCTTGGTTCTACCCGGGCTGGAACTCTAAAGCTTGAAGAAGATAGCTATGGACTACGCGTAACCGCTATGCTCCCAGAAACTTCTCTAGGAAAAGACGTTCGCACTTTAGTCCAGCGCGGCGACGTATCGGCTATGAGTTTTGGATTCTCAGTTCCAGCTAACGGTGATTCTTGGAACGCTGAAGGCACGGAAAGAACTCTTCGCTCAGTCAGGATTCACGAAGTTTCAATCGTGGCGTTCCCGGCTTATTCTCAGACCGCGGGAACCGCAGCCGTTCGTTCATTCGACGGAGTAGCAAAGCGCGCAGAGGTAGACGCAGACCAGCTCGCAGACGCTATGCTTGCTATCGAAGACGGCAAGGACTTATCTCTAGAGCAGTCCGAGCTTCTAACAAAGGTAATCCAGCGACTAACTCCACAAGAAGAAGCCGAAGCTGAAGCTAACTCCGAAGAGCTTACGGCGCTGGAACTAAAGAAAAAGAAATTTGAACTACTAATGAAGAGGCTATAAATGGCAAGCAAAGACGCAATCAAAGAAGCAATTCTAAAATCTTCAGGTAATCCAGAATATGGAATAGTTGTTGATAATGTAGAAGCTTGGGCGCAAGCAATCTGGGAACTTGATAATAAAGTCGAGTCTAAAGAAGTTCGCGTCGTAGAAGCAAAAGAAACCCGATAAGGGTCAGTCGAGGATTTCCCCCTTTCTCTCGACACGCAACCCCGCCGTATTCCTTTCCGGCGGGGTTGCTCTTTACCCGGATTGGTAGAATATAAACAGCGGGTCGAGTCAGCTCCCCGTTGTATCCGTTCGAGTTAGCTTGACGGGAATCCATAATCATAAATCAAACAAGGAGTAACAACTATGTCAGACTTTCTAAAGTCGCAGGTTGAAGCCCGCAACAACCTAATCGAGCAGGCTCGTACAGTAATCGAGTCAGCCGAAGCGGACAAGCGCGGACTAACCGTAGATGACCAAGCAACAATCGAGCGTATTGAGAACGAAATTTCTCAGCGCGACGCAGCTATTGAAACCGCAAAGAAAATGGAAGAGCGTGAGGCCCGCGCAGTAGACGCAGCTCGCAACTCTTTCATTCCTTCTAACGAGGTTCGTGGCGACGCAGAAATTCTTCGCGCAATTGCTAACGGAGAAATGCGTTCACACGTATTCGGCGCAGAGAAAAGAACTCTAGTTCCTTCCGACAACACCGTTCCAAAGTCTTTCTACGACGAGGTTTTCTCAATCGCTAGATTGGCTGGCCCAATGCTAAACGTTGCTCAGGTTATCAACACCGCCAGCGGCGACCAGCTAACAATCCCAACCTTGACAGCGTATTCAACTGCGACTATTAAGAGTGCTGGTTCAGCTATCGACGACAGCGAGCCAACCTTCAGCTCAATTACACTAGGCGCATTCAAGTACTCATTCTTGGTTCCTGTTGCTAATGAGCTACTAACCGACGCAGGTTTCGACATCTCAGCTCTAATCGCTGAGCAGGCCGGAAACGCAATCGGTTTCGGAATCAACACCGGTCTAACCACCGGAACTGGAACCGTAGAGCCAACCGGTATCTTCACAACCGGAGCTTCAGCGGTAACTGGTGGAACCGGAGTATCCGGCGCACCAACTTACGAAAACCTAGTTGACCTTCTATACGCACTAGACGGACAGGCTCGCTTGCTTCCGGGTGTTGGTTGGTTGATGAACAAGTCAGGTCTTGCGGCAGTTCGCAAAATCAAGGACGGTTCTGGAGCGTTTATCTGGTCAGCCGGAAATATCGCACAGGGTCAGCCAGACCAGCTTCTCGGATATCCAGTATATGAGAACCCGGCCGTTAGTTCAGTCGGCACAGCGGCGTTTTCAATCGGCGTAGGACACTTGCCTTCCCTGAAGGCTCGTGTAGCCGGAGGAATCCAAGTTGCTCAGTCAGCCGATTACGCATTCAACGACGACGTAACTACATTTAGAGTTACCGCTCGCGTTGACTCGAAATTGACTCACGCTTCCCACTTTGTTAAGTTCAAGGGTGGAGCAAGCTAAGCCAAAAGCATTAGCTAACAGACTGGAAAGGTCGCCGGACGGTAGGGTTTCGGCGGCCTTTCCTTTTGTCTTTTTGAAGTGATAATGTTTTTCTATGACTCCTACCAAATCAAAAAACCCTGCTAACCGTGAACAGTTCAAAGGAACGGTTACGCTTTATTCGAATTCGCCCGACCAACCGACGGGCTACGGACAGCAAGCCCGCTACCTAGTAGATAGATTGAAGCGTCACGGCTTCGACGTTGCTGCTCTTTCTAACTACGGACTTGAAGGAATCAAGCGTGAACTAGAAACCCCTTATGGAAAGATTCCACACTTCGCCCGGGGCTTCGATATGTATTCGAACGATTCTGCTCCAGTAGACCACAAGACTTTCTCAGCTTCTAAACCAAACCAACCAAACGCTATGATTACCCTTTATGACGTTTGGGTTCTTACTAATCCAGCGTTCAACGATATAGATATTCTGAGCTGGGTTCCGCTCGACCACATAACGCTACCTCCTAGAGTCGAAGAGTTTCTAAAGAAAAAGAAAGTGACTCCGATTGCTATGGCTCCGCACGGAGTTAGACAAATGGAAGCTAAAGGGATTGAGTGTAAATACGCACCGCACGGAATAGATACTAAAGTTCTAAAACCCACTTATGAAATAAACGGGCAGTCGGTAGAAGAACATATGGGAACTAAAGACCGATTCGTTGTTGGAATGGTGGCGGCAAATAAAAGCTCGGGCCTAGTTCACCGGAAAGCATTCTCAGAAAATCTACTCGCGTTCTCAATCTTCCAGAAGAAGCACCCGGACGTTATGCTCTATCTTCACACCGACCCAGTTTCTAAAGGCATTGGTTGGAATCTAGTTTCGCTTCTTCAAAGCTTGGGCGTAGATAAAAACGACGTTGCCTTTCCAAATCCGTTTAGTTATCGCTATGGAATCCCGCAGGAAACTCTAGCCGGATACTATACGGGAATGGACGTTCTTCTTGCTACCTCTTACGGAGAAGGCTTCGGAGTGCCGTCGGTTGAAGCGCAAGCTTGCGGAACCCGGGTAATCGGTTCTTCTTGGGCAGCTACTCCAGACCTTCTTTCTGAAGATTCTTTCCTAGTGGAAGGCCAGCCTTCTTGGGATTCAGGTCAGGACGCGTGGTGGCAAATTCCGAACGTGCCTTCTATCGTCGCAGCTCTCGAAGAAGCTTACAAGCTAGGCAAGGGCCGTTCACAAGTAGCAATCGACTTCGCTTCAGACTTTGACGTGGATAAGGTTTGGACTAAATACTGGTTGCCGATTCTTCGCGAGAAATTCGCCTAATGATTCCAGTTCTAGGATTCGCAACTTACAGTCAATTCGACTTAGCTAATCGGCTTCTAGATTCGATAGATTACCCAGTCGAGAACTTAGTAATCGTAGATAATTCTGGACTAAAGACTTGGGAACCGAAGCAACCGGAGCAGGTAAAGAATCTATGGCTTATACGAGTTCCCTTCGGACTCGGGCTTGTAGGTGCTTGGAATCTGATAATCAAATCGACACCTTACGCGCCTTACTGGGTTCTAGTAAATGACGACGCTTGGTTTGAAGCTGGAGCGCTAGAAATAATTGCGCGGGACGTAGACCCGGACGCTATGAACTTCGTAGACATTATCCCCGAATGGTCGTGCGTTGTATTTGGAGAAGGCGCAATAGCTAAGGCTGGACTTTATGACGAACGTTTCTATCCGCTCTACTTCGACGATAACGACCTTCAGCGCAGAATGGAAAAAGCTGGGGTAAAGGTTCATAAAATACAAGCCGGAGTGAATCATCAAAATTCTTCTAGCCTTGAAGGTAAGAGAAAAGAAAATGACCGAACCTACGAAGCTAACCGAAAGCTAATGGATAAGAAAGTTATCGAGAATGACTTCTCTCCGGGCTACTGGGACTTGACTATTCGAAGGGCTAACCGTTGGGACTAACCGTTTACACCGGGGGAACGTTCGACCTTTATCATTCGGGCCACGCTAACTTCTTAGCTCGTTGCGCTGAGTTAGGACAGGTAGTAGTTTCTCTAAACACGGACGAATTTATCGAAGCTTACAAAGGCAAGCGACCAGTCATTAGCTACGAAGAAAGACGGGCAGTTCTTCTTTCTTGTCGTTCGGTATCAGAAGTAATTCCTAACTACGGCGGCGCAGATTCAAAGCCCGCTATTGAAATGACGGCTCCAGACATTCTTGCGATTGGCTCAGACTGGGCAAGGCGCGACTACTACGCTCAAATGGGATTCACTCAGGATTGGTTAGACGACCGCGGAATCTCTCTAATCTACATTCCCTACACCGCTGGAATCAGCTCGACCGCCATAAAAGCCCGACTGGTAAGATAGAAACGAACAAAGGAAAATCTATGGCAATCGTAAACGGATATTGCTCACTCGCAGAAATCAAAGCTTCGGCTCGGATTACCGATAGCGTAGACGACGCTCTGCTAGAGCTTGCGGTCGAATCAGCTTCCCGAATGGTGGATAGCTACACCCAACGCTACTTCTACAACGCTGGAACTGCGACCCGTCTATTCGCTCCGCAGGATTCTTACGTTGCCGAAATTGACGACCTAATTTCTTTGACGACTCTTCAGACTTCGGACGGCGACGACTTCGGCACAACTTGGGCCGCTAAGGATTATCAGCTAGAGCCACTAAACGGAAACGTGGACGGTCTTACAGGACACCCAGCTACCCGTATAAGAGCCGTAGACGACTTTATCTTCAACGTCCTAGACGGAGAAGCAACCGTTCGCGTTGTGGGCGTGTGGGGCTGGTCAGCGGTTCCAATCGCAGTAAAACAAGCTACCGTCATTCAGGCCGCAAGAATTTTTAAGCGTAACGATTCGCCTTTGGGTATCGCCGGTTTTGGCGAAATGGGAGCCGTCCGCGTGGGCGTTCAACTTGACCCGGACGTGAAGCACCTAATAGACGTTTACAGAAAAGTTAGATTCGCGTAATGGCTTCGATTACCGACCTGCGCGCCGGACTCGCTGCCGCTATTGGAACTATCTCCGGGCTTAGAACTACCACCGAAACACCGGACACAATCTCCCCGCCTATCTCGATTATCAACGTCGCAAGCGTCAATTATGACAAGGCTGGTTCCCGGGGACTGGACGAATACAACTTCGTTATCACTTGCGTAGTCGGTCGAGTTGGGGAAAGAACCGCGCAAAGACTTCTCGATTCTTACGTAACGCCAGCCGGAAGTTCTTCGGTAAAGCTTGCGATAGAATTAGACAGGACGCTCGGTGGGAGATGTGATTCTCTCCGAGTAACCGATATGCGGAACTACGGCTCCATTGTCATTGGCGAAGTTACCTATCTAGCCGCTGAATTCAACGTCGTAGTTTACGCACAATAAAACCGCTAGGAAAATAGGAGAAACAAAACAAATGCCAAAATATGTAGTTATCAACCCAAAGGTCACAATCAACGGTGGAACAGTTTCAAGTTCCGTCGCTGCCGCAACTCTAGAGCTTACCTCTACCGATATTGACGTGACCAGCTTTGGTTCAAACGGCTGGACAGAAATTATCGGTGGACTAAAACAGGGAACAGTATCCCTAGACTTCCACAGCGGATACGCCGCTGGTGAAATCAACACCGTTCTAAACCCGCTACTTGGAACAATCGCAACCGTAGTAATCAACCCAAACGGAACAGCTACTTCTTCAACTAACCCAGCTTGGACTGCGCTTGTTCACGTGAACAGCGTGACTCCAGTAGCCGGAGCAGTTGGCGACCTAGCTACGTTCTCAGTTTCTTACCCAACTTCGGGTTCCGTATCCTTCGCAACAGCATAAGGCTAGAGAATGAAACTAACCCTACGCATTGAGTTCGCAGACGGAACACACAAGGACGTTCTTGTATCGGCTCCCGATATGGTAGCGTTCGAAGATAAGTACGACGTTTCAATAGCAAAACTAGACGACCCGAAAATGGGCTGGTTGCTTTTCTTGGCTTGGCATTCTGAAAAGCGCAAGAAGCAAACAGACAAAGAATTCGAAGCTTGGCTAGAACTAGTAGACGCTATTGGAGCAACAGAAGACCCAAAAGTAACAGAATAGTCGGACTAGGCGATAGCTCCGCTCATTGGTTCATAGCTTCCCTAGCGGTCGAGTCCGGAATTCCTCCAAGTGTTTTATTGGAGCAATCCGACCGAATGCTTTGGACAATGAACAGGTGGCTAGTCGCTAAGAACCTTCCACCGCGATAAGGAAGTCCCCTGCTACGGCAGGGGCTTCTTTATTTGGATTCGGTAGAATAGAAGAAAAGAAGGCTGGTTGAAATGCTAAGAGTAGATGTTGAAGGCATAGGCGCAACCGTCAACGAACTAAAAAAGTTTGAACCAAAGCTCTTCGCACAAATGAGAAAAGAAATCATAACCGAACCCGGCGTTGCTTCGGTTCTTTCTTCCATAGAGTCTAAAGTTC